TCACCTTGCAATTTTTTTCTTTCTTCACCTAATTCGTCGTATATTGATAATTCTTTCATTTCAGTTACCATTTAAATTTATTTTCAATCCAATTTCTATTATAATCAGAACCTTGCGACGAAAAAAAGTCGTGCAACGTAGAAGATTCTAGATCTTTATAGAACCAAGATTTAATCGGATTATACGTTGGTTTAAAAATTCCTTTATATCCAAGATTTTCTAAACAAATATCTAATCTAGATTCAACAAACCGTTTCAATTGATTTTCAGTAATACCTTTAATTTGACCTTTCTCAAATATTTTATCAATAATTATTGATTCGTGTTCTAATATCACTTTAGCAGTTTCTTCAAGTTCTCGAATTAATTCTTCAACAAATATATCTGTTACTTGACCATCTTCTTTAGCTTCTTTTAATAATGTTCTAAATAACCAACCGCCAGCTTGTGAATGTAAAGTTTCATCAATCGCAGAGAAATTGATTCCAGCATTAATAGCTACTAATTTATTTTTACCTGCAGAATTGAAATGTTTCAAGAAAGCAAAACTTGAATAAAGAATTGCACCTTCAATCATAGAGAAAATACCAACTGATTTTAATACGTCATAAACAGTATTTCTTTTCTCAGTTCGTTTACCTATCCAAGCCATTCTATTTGCAAGAACTTCATCATTTAAATAATCAGTATAGAACTCATCATTATCTAAACCAAGAACTTCATTAATTTTATTATAGAATGGTGCATGAACACCCAATTCCATAAAAGAAAATGTTGCAGCCATTCTTTGAATATCTGGTCTCGGAAAAACTTTAGAAATATAATTTTGCCAATAATCATTTCCAACATTTAATTCATAAAGAGTGAATAATTTTAATGTTGAAATAACACCATGATATTCTGCTTCAGTAAAATTTGTTTTTAACTCATGAAGATCTTTTTCTACTTCAATTTCAGTAGGAAGCCAAAATACCTCAGCTTGTTTTTCTGCAAATTCTATAGCAGTAGGATAATCCGTTGTATAAATTGTTTTAGGAGTTAGTATTCTTATTCCCATAACCATCCTTTTATATTTTATTTTTAAATATCACCATCTTGACGAATTTCAGATTTAATAATCTCAAACCCTTGAGGATAACGAGCTGATAACTTTTCAACATTCATAACAAGAATATCTTCTAGTGTAGTATTTAGTGCTGTACATGCAACAGCAAGATACCAACAAATATCACCCAATTCTCTTTTCATATGATAGATATTATCTTCGTCCAATGGTTTCCCTTGGAATAATATTTTCTTAACAACTTCAGTAAATTCCCCTGATTCAGCAGATAATCCAGCAGATGCTGTTAATAATTCTGGAAGTTTTATTTGTAGTGGGATAGAATCAACATATAAAGAGTCTAATCTTGTCAAAAATGATGAAACATCACTTGATGCAGGAGAAATTGTCTTCTTTACGAAATCTTGATAATCTTTTGTATCTATTTTACTCATAATATGTTCCTATCGTTTGTTAAAAACTGTATCTTCAAGAATAGTTCTATATTGATTCCATCCTTTAAAATTCTTATAAAATGTATCATTTCCTTCTGCTTTTGCTGGATGTTCGGCAGGAGAAGCATGTAATGGTTTAGAACCAACCAATCTATCGTGTAATTGAATATCTTTAGTAACAGAAGGCAAACTTCCATCATGATTATTATATGAAACTCTAGCACACCTTGCTGTAGAAGCTTTTAACAGATCAGTAACATCAAATAATTCTCTTTCTTCATATGAAATATAAGGGAGATGCCAATCACCATCTTCTAAAGACTTTGGATTACTATTATCAATAGCTTCTTTAATTTGTTTAGCTAATTCTTGTATTTCTGGTTGAGCATCGGGATGAATCCTTAATTCAAAAAAATTATCAAATTCAGTAGATGTTAAAATGACATTAATAAAAGAAAATGGTTCTAATATTCTATTTCCAATTTGTTTGTGTAATCCTATATTGTACATAAAATATGCAAGAATACAAGCAAATTTAGAAGCAAGATTCCAAAAGGTTTTTGCTAAGTATAATTTAATACCAGTTAATTCAGTTTTAGCTTGCATACCAGAAATATTTTGACCCCAATGCAATGGCGTTGCTGGATTATTCCAAACTTCTGATATAATTTTTTTGATTGGTATTGCTCTTGAACTGGATGCAGATCTAGAAAAAACACGATGTGTCATAAATTCCGCATGTATATATCTATGATATTTTAATTGTAATGTACAGATTCTATTAGTTTTTGAAATTGAATCTTCAATCATCTTAACTTGAATTTGAGATTTCATCATATATATTTCTCTTTGTATAATTGTTCTAATACCGTTGAATCTTTTGATGGCATATAGGCATCATTCAAATATTTGAACCAAATCCCATCGACCCTTACATATTCCACACCATTAACTTTAAATTTTAAAGTCGTTTTAAATTTTTCACTTTTCAAACTTTTCTCCATCTTATAAATTCTAATTTCGCCCTTAAATCTTTATATGTATATTGATTTATTATACCTGATATTTCCTCTTTCGTCAACCCAGAAAGTACCATTTCATTAATATCCTTTTCTTTAATAGATTCAGGAAATAAACAAACAGAAAATCCAGATTTTATAAACCTCTCAACATTTTCTACTATATTTCGGTTTCTGGGCTCGTTGTCAGGAACTAATACCAAAGTACCTTTATCAAAAATATTACCTGCAGCAGCTAAATTGGAGTCGGCAACGGCGACTGCATTTGGTATGAACAAACTATCAAACGGTCCTTCAACTACAATAATTTGTTTTTTTGTATTAACCCTATCTAAACCAAATATTTTTTCAACATCTCTATCAATTTTAACTGTGATATATCTCATCGAATAATCATCTAAAGCTCTTCCTTGAAATGCAATCAATTTCCCATCAACAGAGAAAAATGGAATCACAATTCTTGGGCTTGTTCTATCTAATTTTTTATCAGAAACACTTTCTGTAAAAGATTTAAAATCTTCCGCAAAATATAAAAGATCTAGAGAATAATCTGGAAGCTTTCTTTTTAGTATATATTGTTTTGCAATATGATCATCAGATAATGACGAAATTGTTGGTAAATCCAGTTTTGGTTTTACAGCTTCTTTTGTTTTAAATATTGGAATTTTAGGAATTTTAGGGATTTTAATTTTTTTTTCAGAACTCAAATCTTTAAAATTTTCCATAACATATTCTTTCTCAAGATATGGATCTAGGAATTTAATTAAATTTCTTAAAGTTGTTCCAGTTTCGCAATTATGACAACGAAAAAAATAATGATTATCTTTTTCATAAACAAATCCCCTTGCTTTTGATTTGTTTTTCTCTGAATCCCCACAATATGGACAACGCATATTAAAAAGATTTGTATTCTTTTGTTTAAATTGTTCTAATTTTGGAGATAACAAAAGAATATATTTTCGATCAATGTAAATACTCATACAATATCCATAAAAAAGCCTGAAATTATATCCAGGCTTTATTATACTATAAAATACACAATTTGTAAAGTTATTTTAATGTAACACATTTTTTATAAAATCAAGATTAGAAGCTAACCAAGTAACAAGAGCAATCATTCCTAAAGCCATCATCTTTATATTTGATAGATTACCAGTAATTTTTTCTTGTTTATCTAATCTTACTGACAAATCGTGATTAATTGTTTTAATTTCTTCTGTTAATAATCTTTCTATAGAATTTATTCTTTCAGAAATTTCTTTTTCAGTTTGTTCAAAAGATGTATATAAATTAACCAATTCTTCTTTAGTAAAAGAAAGGGTTGATTCAACTTTAGTAGTTTTGTCTATTAATATGTCATGTTGTGAATCAATTTTATTAATCACAACATCCATTTTTTCAAATAATTTATTAATGAACGAAACTTCTTTTTTTAACATAGCCACTTCAACTTTTAAATCCATAATAATAGAATTTTCAAGTTGGTTTTCTGCCATAACTTAATCCTTATAATTATTTTTTTCGGTATTTACAGTTTCTATTAATTTATCTAATTTTTTAGAATACGACTCAAAAGAATCTAATATTTTCTGACATTTATTAAAATCTATTCTTTCTTCTTTCTTAGTAGACAATACTTCATTATAATATAACGTAGTATTTATTTGTTCATAAGTTACCATAAAAAATACCTAAAAAGAGAAAATAATTTAGTTTAATTTCTGTAATTTATATACTGTACTATTACATAATTGTTCTGTTTCATCTATTATATTTTGTAGAGAACTATCATCAGTAATTAAACTACGATTCTTATCCATCCAATCTCTAAATTCAATTATTGCATCAACTGCTTGTTGCATCTCAGCAGCGATTGGA